GTCTTTTAATTCTCCAGTCTTAGCGTCATAGACTAATTTATTCCTATACTTAGTCATGATATCTTTCATATACTGTTCAGCTTTACCACGTGGTAAGTTACCTACATCAATATAGAAAATTCTTCTTTCTGGAGCACGTGCTAAACGATAGATGACAAGAGAGTCTTCCATCATTCTTAATTGATTAATTGGTTTTAAAGCTTTATGAAGATAAGATACAACTTTCTTACGATCTTCACTTAATAGACCAGAAGTAACGTAACTAATTGCATCTTCAGTGAGCTTTACACCTGAATTTGTTTGGCCTGGCTTTTCTTGATAGATGTAATATTCATCTACTTTTTCTATCAGTTCAGCACCAGTCTGTGGATCTTTTCTTTTCTTAACTTGCTTGACTTTACGAATTTTTGCTGCATCAATTGGTCTAATATCTTGAATACCAGCTTTTAGATTCGTCTCATCAACTACTAAGTGATGGAACATTCTTCCATCAACATACCATCTACGAAAAATATCATGGCCATATTCGCCAAAGTTTAACATTCCATAGATGTTATCGAATTCTTCTTTGATTTGTTTTTTAATACTATCTGAAATTTCAACGTTATCCATGTTAATGTCGACAGACTGTTCATTCTCAGATGATGTTATAGCTTCATTTGAAATATCTTCAATTGCAGCATCAACTTCAGGATGTACAGCAACTCCGCGATATCTCATAATCAATTGGTGATTATCTTTTGAATCGTCATCAATATTTAAAAACTGACCATAGTGAGTACCAGAAGCAGTTACGTAACCAGCTCCATCGTCGTCACGCGCAGGAACAATCGAAGGTTTTTTCTTAGGATCCTCTTCGACGCTATCCTTTGACCTCTTAATTTCAAATCCAAATAATTTAATGCTTCTGCTATCTTCTGCCATTTTTTGTTCCTTATAAAGAGGGACTAAGCAAAAACTTAGTCCCCTCTCTATATTACTTATACATTACTAAGATGTTGTTCCATCAGCATCAAAATACTGATATGCAAACGTCACCTGGAATCTTTCGATTGTGTCAGCATCACCATAGCTCAGATCGATCGGTGATAGATCTGTTGGGAATGCGCCTCTAAATGTATACTTCTTAATAGAATCACCTTGTCTATCAAGTTGTTCTACAAATAGATCAGCTTCATACGCAATCGGGCTTGAAAGACCAGTGTTAGCTGAATGAGCATTAATACCATTCATCCAACGTTCCATTGCATTGCGGATATCAAAGTCAGTATCATTAATGATAGTAACTGTCCAATCTGCAAATGTACGATCTCCAGCCATTTTTAGCTGACGTCCTCTAAATGGAACAACAATTGTTCCAAATGTAGAACCAGGCAACTGAGCTGCTTCACAAAGGAAGCTTGTTAGCTCAGCATCGCCACCAGCATAACCAGGATAGTTAATCGTCGCCTTAAATAGATTAGGACGAGCGCCACCACCTCTTAGTTTAGCTTTAAAGTCATCGACTCCTAATACTGCCATTTTTTATCTCCTTACACCGTGCCTACGACTTCTTCGAAGTCAACACCAGTTCTGACAGCTACGAAGTTAAGAGTAACGTAGTTGATTGAACGTGCCGGCTTGATGAAGATATTAGCAATAAACTCATTTCTATCAATAACTTCTGGTGTGTTGTTAGTCTCATCAGCTACAACACGGAAGTCAGTGATACCTCTTCTGCCCTTGATTTCTCTAAGGACCGGCTCAATAATGTTGACAAACTCAGCTCTAGTAAACTCATCATTGAATTCAAAGAGAACTTGTTGAGCTGCTCTACTAATCGCTCTTTCGAGGATTAAGAACAAACGTCTAACATTGATTCTATCGAATGCAGATGGTCTAGACAAACCAGTCTTATCACCAAACAATATAATTCCTTGTCCAGGAATATTAGCAATCGGATTTACGCTGTTCTTATACAGCTCATCTCTTTGTGCTTTTGTTGGTGTATAAGCAATTGAGGTAATACCTAAGTATTGGCCACGTCTAGAACCAGCTGGTGAGAACCAAGCCGCTCTATTAAGATCAGTCGCTGCCATCAAACCAGCTGTTGAAGAAGCTGCTGGAATAAAGATGTACTGATCATTATACTTATCATATACTTTTAGATAGTTATTATCCATCACCAAGTAAGATGAACGTGTAGGAGGTGAAGAGCCATTAACCCAGTCATCTGTAATATTATTAACAATATCAGATGCTGAAGAAACGCCAACTACAAAGTCTCTAGGTGGCGAAGCTGTCACAACACAATCTTTACGAGTTTGTTGTGCAGTAGATACTAGGTCATTAACAACAGTGGTTTGAGCAGTCACCCCACTTAAACCCGGAGCAATTAAGAAGTCAACTTCTACTTGATCTTTGTCTTCAAATAGATCAAATCCAGCTAAGTATTCATTTGCAGCAAGTGCACCTGAATTAGCACCATTTGTAAATGTAAAGTCTGCTACGGATAGTTGGTCACCCGGTTCGGCACCTAGATGATCAGTATTCGCTCCACTAGTAATTAATCCACCAGCACCAGCTGCTCTGTAATCAGAGTCAAAGTTAAGCATCCATACATACTTAGAATTGCTATTAATTACATCTTTAACGTAATTAGCAACCGCGTCGTCTGAAAGACCATTTCTTCCTACTGAAAGATATGGGAATGTTTCTAGTACTGTACCTCTAGTACCAGTAAACGCACCATTTTCGTCGATAACCGCAACGTGGACTTCGTCGTTTGTATCACCTCTGTTTGAAGCAAAGCTACTTGTTGAAGGAGCTCCATCAAACTCAGTACGATAATCCCAGCTAGCAAAAGCTGAACCAGGAGGACATATTGAAACCTTTAAGCTATTTCCAAGTTCACCTGGATACTTAGCAATAAACGTAAGGTTACCATCAGGAATTCCAGCTGAGTCTAAATCGATAGGAGTTCCATCTGAATCGATTGTCTTAAATTCTGGAGTAACATCTCCAAGTGATGACATTTGAGCATCAAAATTGATTTCATTTTTAACAACAATATCTTGATTTGCGATATTAAAATTCGTTTCTACAATTCTCAGAGCTGCCTGAGAGTCTGCGCTATAAGTGGTATTTACGATTTCTCCACCGCTTAATATATCACCATCGATAATCGCGCCACTATTTACATAGGTAGCAGCAGTTGTTGCAACAGCGTTTTGAGCGTTAGTATCAACGGCTCTTACTACTTGCAATGAACTTGAATATCTTAGGTAATACGATGCAGTATGGAAATCTACAGTGTTAGATGAGTCCGGTGTAGCAAAGACGTCAACAAGTTCTGCTTCATTAGCAATACTTGTTCTTTCTTCTACTGGCCCCCATCTAAAATTTCCTACCGTTGCGCCTGTTGTTGACTGGACATTTGGTACACCACCTGTCAAGTCAATTTCTTTGACTACAACCGCAGGAGATTCGGACGGTGTAAATAGTGCCATTTTTTCTTCCTTTATCGGTTACTAATTATATGTTCACATAATACGGTTGTATCTTCAATCAGTATTATTTATATAATTAGAAATTTTGATTAGTGTACTCAATAGCCCAAGGACTTTCATCGTGTTCTATCTGTTGAATTGCTTCTGAACCATCATCTATAAAGCCAAATGGAACGATATCGTCTTGTATTTCTCGCATCTGCTGATCAAAAATTAATCTCTTCATATCAATATTTGTCATGTCAGCAAAGTATTGGCTTGATGTAAAGTAACCAAACATCACCAAGTTCATCATTAAATCATCATGGTTACCGTCAGATGCTTCGTATGATTGACCCTTTGCTTCGAATGTGGAGATTTCTAGAATTGTATTTTCATCTACAATATTTAATTTGTGATTTTCGATAATATCTTTAATTGCAGAACAACCGAGTCTCTTTGTTTTACGATTGATTTCTATACCAAGAGCATTTGCTTTTACGGCCGACTCAACATGTAAATTTTCATATTCTAATTCATGGTATAAACCATTACAAACAACAGTACCTTGATCATTTGACTCTACAACAACATAAGCTTCATTGTAGACTTTTGCGTACTTATATATAATGTTAGGGAAGAGCAAAGGCGAGATAGTGTTATTGCGATAACAAGCCACCTGCTCAAAGGGTGTTGTACTTATATCGATCAAAGTAAAAGTAGAATAGTCCTGACCTCTTCCTTTACTTACGTCAACTGTCATAATGTAATTATGATTTTTAACTGGTTCTTTGTATATTAATAGATCACCACCCTCAAGGTGTTGTATAGGATTATGTGCTCTTAATCCCATTAATGTTTCGGCATTAATAAGAGTATCACCTGTACCAAAGAACGTATTTCCAAATTCTTGATCAAACTGCAATTTAGATGTATTTGCAATTGTTTGCTGTTTCCAATCTTCATCTCTACCAGGCACATCCCACCAATCAACTCTAAATGGCTGGAATTCATTTACACCTTGTAAAGCACCTTCCCATATCTTGTGAAAAATATTACCAATTCCATTTGCAGTTGATGTTACAATAATCTTAGTTTCTTTACCAGATGATACTACCGGATAAGTTGATGTATAAAACTCAGTTGCTCTTTCAACAAATGCAAATTCGTCAAGATACAATAGGTTAACTGACATACCTCGAATAGAAGAACCAGAAGTGGCTGCAGCTATAATACGTGAGTTATTACTAAATTCTATGGATCCTTTATTGAGTGCCTTACATCCTGGCTGA